TAATGATTGTCTATTTACGTCTCCTTTAGGCTCTCTAATTTCTAACCATTCCCAGAAATCCTTATGTTCGATATCAATATTAACTGATGCTGCTCCTCTTCTTACTGAACCTTGATTAGTTGCTAGAATAGTTGAATCATATATTTTACAAAAAGGAACTACACCATCTGACGTTCCATTACCTCTAATGGTTCCTCCTGCCGGTCTAATCTGATTAATTCCGACTCCTACTCCACCTCCGTGTTTTGCAAGTAACATCATTTCTAGGTTTTTAGCACCAATATCATGTATTGAATCTGCTACATCAATTCCAAAACATGAAATTGGTAATCCTCTTTCTAATCCTGTATTTGATAAAACAGGAGATGCTAAATTTAACCAGCCTTTCCAGATGTAATCAAAGAATTTGCTAGCTAATTCAGGTTTTTGTAATCTCTTTGCGACAGATGTTGCTACTCTCCAGTATGCATCTTTAGGAGTTTCTTCCTCTACTAAATAACCATTACTAATAGTCTTTACATAGATTTCGGTGTTTGCCCATACAGGGAAATCTGTTCCGAGTTCCCATCCTTGAGACTCTCCGTGGTTTGTAATTTGTTTTTTCATATTTGTTGTTGTGTTTTAAAATAATTCGTCTTCGTCCCAGTTTTCATCTTCTCCTGCTTTTGAATAATCAGTAGGTCTAACTGCGAAGAAATCTGTATGTGTTGTTCCTCCTGTTAAATGATAAAACCAATCTAGTTCTGCTGCTGCGTCAATATCATAATCAATAAATGGACCGTCGGTATATCCTAATTCTGCGATTTTTTCATTGGTTCTTTTAATAATGAATTGCTTTAAGTGATTTGCTTCCATGTTTTCAAGATCTCCTTCTTCAAAAATCTTATCAATGAATTTATGTTCCATCTCAACCATTAATCCTGCTGCTTTTAAAACATCTGCTTTAACATCTGCTTTAAGCGTTGGGTATTCATCAGTCATGTGTCTAAATAATTGACATCCCATTTTAGAATGTAAAGATTCATCTCTAACTGACCATTTCATTTGTTGTCCAATTCCTTTTAATAGATTTCTCATTTGAAAAGAATAAAGAACAGCAAACGATGAATATAATGAAACACCTTCAGCAAATGCACTGAAAATAGCTAATGATCTAGCTACTTGTTTTCTAGCTACTGGATTTCCTTGTAAATCCTCATGTGTCCAATCCGCTTCAACTGATGTTAGGTGTTCAAACTTTTCAGCAGTTGCTGGTTCGTGTAGAAACGCTGAGAAATCTTCTAAACCTAAAGTTTCATTTAAATAAGAATAAGCGGTTGCATGTATTGTTTCTTGAGAACCAAAAGCCATTGCCATTTGTTTAATTTCCCACTTTGGAAACCATTTAGTAACCATTCCTGTCCAATAATCTGAAACAGCACATTCTGTTTGAGCGAATCCTAATAAAATATTACCTACCAGGTTCTTTTCTCCTGAACTTAATCTTTCATTCCAATCTTTAACATCTCCTTGCATTGATATTTCAGTATGTAACCAAAACGCTTGCATTTGTTTTAACCATCCTTCAGTATAGTATACTGGATATTCAAATGGTTTGTATTCAATTCTTTCCTTAAATAATTTAGGGTTCTCCATCTTTTAATTATATTCTGTTTTGTTTTTGTAAACTCATGTTAGACTAACAAAGGCCCTTTTAAGAATAAAGGCCTTTGTGCTTGGTAGTAGGTTATATATTTAAATAATCCAGCACATTAAACCTTACAGTCTAAAATATTATGTTAATCTTTTTTTAAGATTATCTGCTTTTGTAAAGAAATTATATGATGCTTCTTTGTATTCTACACGCTGGCCATATAAGTCTGAAAGTATCTTCTTAAGTACTGATTCGTCCTTTGAATATACTACACCGTTGTCGCATACAATTACTTCATTGTCTTTTCTTCTTTCTGTTATTTGATGTTTCTGTACTTGTTCAATATAAGCATCAGGAGATATATTAAATTGTCTCATTATTGAAGGATATAGCGAAGCAAAATCAAATGCGGTTACTCCTTCATAATATCCAACTAATGGTTCTTTAACATAAGCTCCGGCGTATTGTGTACTTTTCTCAAAATCTTCTTTTTGCTCAGTTCCAATTCTCATTCCTTGTTCTGCTAGTTTCCTAGCCATTAATGATTCTGTAACTGCCACTGGAGAAGCTGCTTTATATAAAGGCATTTTAGTAATATTTGCCAGAGTCAATAGAACTTCCATTGATTTTAATTTCTGGTCTATATAATATACCAATACTGAATCGACTACGTTATAATAAATATATTTAACAAAGTTATCTCTATATAAATCTTGTAATCCTCCTGTGTATTTTATCTTTTTGACATTTAATACTTGTCCTGCTACATAATCAAGTGCGTTAGACTCTTTTACTTTCACACTACGATCATATTTGTCATATAATTGCATGTAATCTAAGATTCCGATATGTAAAGGTCTACTATCGTTTCTATCTAACTTCCCAGTCATACCGACTTGAGTTATATCTATCTGTAAAATTTTGCTACGATTTACAATATATTGCCAGTCATAATTTATAAAATTCCAACCAGTCATCATTGGAAACTTAGGTAAAAACTTCATTAAGAACGTATATACCATATCATACTCACTCTTGAATTTATGGTATTTGAATTCCCAATCAGTATCAAAATCAGTAAAGTATTTATTAGTATCATCTTCAATCTTTTGAATCTTATCAGGAGCCATATCTTCTAGGCCTAATACTATTGCTTTACGGTCTGGTGTAATTATTGAGAATGAAAGTATTCTTGTTTTTGCTTCTTCTGCTTTCGGAAAACCATCAACGATTTCTGTTTCAATATCTACAAAGTAAGTTTTAGGTAAGTTATAAGCTAAAATCTCTTCACGATCTTTTTCAGGTAATCCGTCTATAAAGTAATTAAGAGAAAACTTATTAAATTGACGGCCATATCCTAGTTTAACAGGACGACCATCCCAGTTTGTAAATTCTTTACTTACACCTTTTTCTTTTTCACCACATATATACCAATTCTGGTACTGTGCTATTGGATATTGTTTATACGCAACTTTTCCTTCTTTATCGTAATATGATACAATTACGTCCTTGTCTCTTTGCTCAATATCTAATATCATTAATGTATTTTTAAGATTTGTTATTATATTCTACAATTGTGATTTGATACCAGTTAAACCTAGGGTATATTCTAAAACAGGAAAACAAAAGAATCCAAGTGGAAAAACAAATAAAATATTCACACAAGTATTACAATATGACTTAGAGAATAATTTATTAAGAACTTGGAATAGTAGAAACGAAATTGAAGAAGAATTAGGTTTTTTACTATAAGACCATCGGAATCCTCCTGCGGTATTTCTAGATTCATTCAGCGCACTATGTAAGTTACCTTTAGATGTATTGGTTTTATTTGCTGCTACTTCTAAACAATCATACTCATTTAACAAATAACCATCTTTACTAAATTGATAAACATTCTTTCCTGTAATTCTCTGTGCGATACTTTGTTTTCTCTTTAATTCAATATACTTCTGTGGATTATGTAATCTGTCTAATCTTCCAGATTCGCTCCAACCTTTAATCATTTTTGCTTTGTCTTCAGTACTAAGTCCTGAATAAGTATCTCCTCCGTAGTATCTATTAGTTATGTTATAATATTCAACGCTATTTGCAGCATCTACTTTATTTAAATAACTTTCTTCAAGAATTCTTATTTCCGAATGTATGTCTTCACTTTCTATTACTTCTAAAATAACTCTAGTGAATGATTCTGGATTTTTAAGATATGCGTTCTTAAAGTAAGTGCCTGAGCCAGTATAATTGTCTTCAGGCACTCCAATGTGAGATCCAATATATTTCTTATTATTAATTTTGTTAATCCACTGATATATAAATGCTTTCTTCATACATTATATATCAAAGGTAAATGAGAACCTTTCCCATTATGACAATTTTAATTAATAATTGCGTTTCTGCCTCTGAACATTCTCTTCAGCTTTTGCGAAGTAGTAGTTGAAACATGTCTTTGCATCTAATCCCATTGATGATGCGTAATTCATAAAGAAATGTAATATATCAACAAATTCCATATACAATTCTTTCTTATCTCCTTCAGAAAGATCTGATACTTTCATTGTATCATATTTCTTAAAGTCTTTTTTCCAGTATTTCCATACTGCATTTCCAGAACCATCTTTAATACCTCCAAGTGCGTCTGTCATTTCATGAATTTCATCGATTAAAGCATGCGTGTTAACGTGCCAGAAATCCATTACTTCTCTAATTGACATGTCTTCGAAATTGAAACCATAAGTCTGCTCTTGCATCTTCTTTTGGTTTTCCATGATGTCTGCTAAGTGCGTTGTTGAATCTTTATAAAAATCTTTTACTTCTAGATCTTTACATTCATTGTCTATATTTGCCATTTGTTATATTTTAAAGGTTATATCAAGATTATTGAAAATGTTTTCTAATTCTTTCTTTTGTCGTGAAATTAAATCTTCTGAGTAAGAACTTATTAACTTCTCAACATCAGACTTTGATTTTACATATAGTATATCACGTAAAACCGGATCACTAATTAATTCTTTGTTTGGATCGTATTCTATTTGAATTGCAGCAAGACAATCAGATGCCATAGTTTCGTAGAACCTGTATGTTATTACATTATCTAAGTGTTCTGCGTCTCCTATAATTAAACTTGCTTTACTTTTTGAAATTGTATCTAATAAAACAGAGTGTTCCATCTTCTTTACAAAAGGTGCATTTACTTTTTTAGTTTTATATCCTATTAGTAAATTGTTTTCGCTATCTGGAAAGTACTTTCTAATTTGCTTCTCTCTAAATGCTGCACGATTATCTCCGTAGTATATTAAATCATTTTCTTTTTTAGGAGTATCAAAATCGAATAGTGCGTTTGTTGGAATCGTTTGTTTGATTTCCATTCTTTGCTTAAACATATAAGTAAACCAGTCTAATTGTTTCCAGTTCTTTGGAGTTCTTCCTAAGAATTTACTAATATCTTTACCAGGAAATAAATACGTAGCATTCTCAATCACATCAGACCACTCAGATTCAAGATCTTGGATTAGATTGAATCTCTTCAATTTTTCTACTGGATTCAAGAAATCAATACGAGGATCATTCACAAGAGTAAAGATCTTTCCTTTATATCCTGCAATTTCACGAGCCACTGTTTCTGTATGGGCTCCTACTTGACCTCCGAAGAAGTTTGCAGTACTTAATTGGATAAATACAGCGTCATATTGATCCCAGTTTGCTTCTGTGTAATCTACATAGAAATCTAAATCTGCAGTGTTACGTCCTTTCTTTCCAATAAGATCTACTTCATAATTGTTTTCTTCTAACAATTGCTTAAAGTATACAATTTCCAAACCTCTGTGATTCTTTTTATTGTATGTTAGATTTGAGAATACTGATGTGATTGCTACTTTCATACTATTTCTTTTCGTTAATGTAATTTTCTAATCCTTGTATGTATGCGACACCATCCATTAGGTTATCTTTCTTATGGTTATAAGATTCTCTAGAAAACTTTAAAGCGATTAATGCTTTAAACATATGTTCTCCTGTTACTTCGAAACCTGTCATACCTTGGAAGATCATTGCTGCTCTATCCATTCCTTCAGAAAAAGGGCCATAAGCCCTGTCTGATTCTTCACTACGATTGTTTACAATATCGTTTGCTTCTTCTAAAATACTTTTCATAAAATTATGTTTGGTTGTTATACTTGTTTTATTAGTTTTGTTTACATTTTAGTCAGAGGTACCCATCCGTTTGCTGTCATTTTGTGTGGATATCCATCAACCATTTGCCAAGATTTTCCTTTAACTTCTGGTGCTAAATTAGCGAGAGCCTTTTTGTTTACAATTTCAAAATCTTCTTTACTTGTTAATGTTCTACTAAGAATTGGATTCTTTTCCCAAGGGTGTTTTGTGTTGATAGCCATGATTTAGTTTTTATTTAATTTATTTTCAAGTGATATTATTAAGTCTTGCATTCCTTCGTTGTATGCCCATTGTGTAGAATCAATAGGATCTTTATAACTAAGAGATTCTGAACCTCTTTCTAGTAATATTAAGATATCTGAGTTTGACATAGTTTATTTATTCTTTAAAATATATGGCTTATCCCATTTTCCAATTTGAATCCATGTATAAAAACCAGGAATAGATCCGTAATCTCCATCATGTGTTGATTCTCCCTTGTCTTCATTTACTATAGGCATGATTATCGACAAGAGGCGTTGAACTTCTTCGTTGTAGTATTCTGGGCAGTTTTCATTTAATTGATTGTAATCATGCCCAAGATCATTGGGTCCCTCTACGATTGATACGTTGATTCCTGCATAGTCTTGGTTTGTAATTGAAAGCTTATATTGAGGAAGTGCTTTTTTTAATTGTTTTCTTTTAGATGTAATTTGTAGTTTAGTGATGTAAGGCATTGTTATGGCGTTTTAGTTGTTATTAGTTATATAGTAAATATAATCATTTTATATGATATATGAAAACTTTTTGAGACTCATTTTCACAAAGTTATTAACAATTATACGTTACAATCATCACCGTTAAATTTTTCATGATCATGTTCGCTATATACGTTTAAGTTCAAGTAAGTATTACCTTCAGACAATCCTACAAAAGTAGTATCGTTTCTAATATCTTTGTCCCATCCAAAACAAAAATCATATTCTTCTTGCGTTAAATATTCTTGAGTATTCATGATTAATTCAAACCTATCATGATTCTGCTTCTCTGTATGTTGAGCAGCTTCTTTAGATCCTAATAGTTGATCTAATTGTTCGTTCATTCTTGCAATAACTTCTGGATTTTCTTTTGACATAATATAGGTTGTTTATTAGTTATAAGTAAATATAATCATTTTTATTGATATATGAAAACCTTAAGGGTTTAATTTATAATAGTTATTAACAATTAAAAATCGAATATATCATCTTCAACATCATCTGACTCTACTGTTTTTAGTAAGTCATTATATACCGACAAAGAAAGATTATATCCTTTCAATATATCCATTGAAGATACGAATTCAGGATAAATCATTGATCCGTCTTTCGACTGTGACTGAACTGAAACTCTATCATATAATTCTAAATCAATAGAATCATATCCATTAGATAAAAGAAATTCATTGGTTTCATTAAGAGAAATTACATTCATGGCTTATTGCTATTAGTTATATGTAAATATAAACAAAAAAAGTGAACCAGAAAAATCCTGACTCACTTATTTTATAAAAATTTTAGGTAACTTTGTGTTTGAGAGGCTTTTTGATTCTCTCTTGCTCAGAATATCTTCTTTGACTTTTTGATATGTTTCAAAGCTCATCAAATCAATTTTGAGAAAACGATCATGCATTGGGTGTCCAGATAATAAAAGCGCCTTTTGTATTGCACTTGTATCTTCAAAGCTAATGTAGGCATAACCCTAAAATTTAGATGAAGGACTAATCATTTCCATGGATTTAATTTCGCCACAGTTTACAAAAAACTCAGCTATTTGATCTTGGGAAACCTTATATGGAAGATTTTTGATAAAAACTCCATCATCTTTTATATCCTCGATTTCCACAATTTTAGGCAAATTTTGGGGTCCTCTGGCTGGTTGAATATCTAAGTAGCGACCGTTCAAAAACTTGCCATTTAGCTTAAGAGCATTCATTTTACTTTATGCGGAGGTTTTGAACTGATCAAATTACCTAAATACAAGGGCACTGATAGGAATATTGGATATGCCCACATTACCTTTGATAACTCAGAAACTAAAAT